TGGATGAACACGGAATCTTTTACAACAAATCTGAAACTTGGATAGAGAGCGAAAAGCTCTATGAAGTCCTTTACACATTTGAGATGGAGGTATAGAGATGTCAGAGAAAAATAACAAAGTAAAGTATAATCTGAAAAACGCACACTATGCGCTTTTAACCATTGCAGAGGATGGCACGGTTTCCTATGGAGATCCGAAAGCCATTCCGGGTTCTGTATCTATTTCCTTAGATGCCAATGGAGAACCGGAAAACTTTTATGCAGATGGTATCGCCTACTATGTTATCAACAATAACATGGGTTATGAGGGCGACTTGGAACTTGCACTCATTCCGGAAGATTTCCGTACAGAAATCCTGAAGGAAGAATTGGATGACAACGGTGTTCTGATTGAGAACGCACAGGTGGAGTTGGAGTCCTTTGCGTTACTGTTTGAGTTTGATGGTGACCAGAGACATATTCGTCACGTACTTTATAACTGTGCCGCATCCAGACCGGGTATCGAGGGTAAGACCAATGAGGATACCAGAGAAGTACAGACAGAGACATTAACCATTAAGGCAACACCGCTTTCCAGTGGTCTTGTGAAAGCGAAAACCGGAAATACCACAGACACAACTGTTTACAATGATTGGTACAAGGCTGTGTATATGCCTGTTACAGCAGAAGAGGATGAAGGAGGCGTGGCATAATGAGCATGATTAAGCAGATTGAGATTGATGGTAAGCAGGTGTCCTTTAAGGCATCTGCTGCCATTCCGAGAATTTACCGTATGAAATTCCAGAGGGATATTTACAAGGACCTGAAAGCACTGGAAAAATCCATTGGAGATAACAGTGAGGAAAGTTCCAATCTGGACATGTTTTCTTTGGAAATGTTTGAGAATATCGCATTTGTCATGGCAAAACATGCGGATGCATCCATTCCGAACACACCGGAAGAATGGCTGGATGGGTTCAATACTTTTTCCATTTATCAGGTACTGCCACAACTCATTGAACTTTGGGGATTGAACGTAAAAACGGATGTGGAAGCTAAAAAAAACTTCGTCAGACAGACCGTGAAATGACAACACCCTTATTCCTGTTAAGGTGTGTGCAGTTAGGCCTATCAATGGCAGATTTGGAACTGTTGTCGATAGGCCTTATCAATGATATGTATGCGGAGAGCAGAAATGATGATTGCAAATATGCACAGATTGCTACGCAGGAGGATTTTGATAGGTTTTGATTGTAGGGTTAAAGCTTTTAAGGTATAGTTAAGTAAACAATAATCTTGAAATATTAAAGTACGGAGGAGATTGCTTTGAAGAAAGATATAGATTGGGATGCTTATTATAATGGATATTCGCCCTATGAAAGAGAGGACATTCCGGAAGATAGTATTTTGCATATAAATTATGAGGAAGAACGTTTAGAAGATTTAGATGCTGTACAATATCTTGGGCCTAAAACTAATGTCACTATAAAGCAAATTATTTATTATATGCATGTAAAAAAATATAATGCTAAATTTCTTTATAACAATGATACTATTGTAATTTTATTAGATTACTCGGAAGAGGTGGTCGATAAATGGAAAAATGGAAGAATTTTGTATTGCAACGGGGATAAAAAGTACAGTAAAGAGAATGATAGAGAGAGCCTATCTTTTATCGATAAAAAACTATTTTGTGCAGGTAGTAGTGGCGAAACACGTGTTTATGTTTTTTGGAAAGATGCAGAGAAAAATTATAGATTTATAAATGGAATATTGGTATTGAGTGGGGAGCCATATCAAGTTCCTGAAGATGATGGTTTTAGATGGGTGTTTCCATTATCTATAATTTCCAATAGTTACTTTGTAATGCCTGAAAAGTATTCATTTAACGTCGATATACGTAGGATAAATAGCAGGGAGTTAAGAGAATGTCAAAATCAAGAAGAATTGAATTTGGTTGATTTTAACAGTAATGAAAAGTTTGAGTTATCAAAGAATAAACCAATATATAGAGGTGTTCCACAGGAAAAAACTTCATTATTTCAGAAAAGAGAATTAATGGAGCGAAATAGGCAGGTGGCAGTAAATGCACTTCAGATAGCTGATTTTAAGTGTGAATTTAATGGTGAGCATGCTACTTTTGTTAGGAGAAAACAAAATATTCCATACACAGAAGCACATCATTTAGTACCGCTTGCGTATTCTGATTTGTTCCAATATTCGCTAGATATTGAGGAAAATATCGTTTCTCTATGTAGTACTTGTCATAATTGTATTCATTATGGAAAAGATGCCGAATATATTATAAAGAAGCTGTTTGCGGAGCGAAAAGAACTATTAGGAAAAGCCGGTATCGTTTTGTCAGAAGAGGAATTGTTATTGATGTACGGAATATCTACATAAAAATAGATGATTAGGCATCTGTCAGAAATGGCAGGTGCTTTTCTATTGCTCGGAGGAATTCGGGCTTTTTTCATGCTCGCAATTAAGGAAGTAGGGAAATGTACAGATTTGATATAAAAGAAATTTCAAAGGAAGATGCCTTAGGAATGATTCAGAAATACCACTATTCTAATACACTTCCTAAGTTGAATAAATATTTTTTGGGATTTTTCTTAGAAGAGGAATTAGCAGGTGTGGTAACGCTTGGATGGAGTACAAGACCACGACATACCATTCAGAGAATTTTTCCAAGTCTGGATACAAAAGACTATCTGGAAATAGGACGGATGTGCATGACGGAAGCGATGCCGCGAAACAGTGAATCCCAAATGCTATCACAACTTGTGAAATGGATTCACAGGAATATTCCAGAATTGAAGATATTGTTTACCTGGGCAGATGGCATGGTGGGGAAGGTTGGATATGTGTATCAGGCATCCAATTTTATTTACGCAGGATATTCCGGTGGAGAAATGTACATGAAAGATGGCGTGAAATTGCACGTTCGTCAGATGAAATCATTTCTGATACCGGTAGGAGAGAAAGATAACAGAATTACAGTAAGACCGACATTGGAGCAGATGCGGAAATATAACATTCAGCATTTCAAAGGCAAACAGTATCGGTACTTACTTTTTTTGTGCAATAAAAAGGAAAAGAAGAGGTTGTTGGAAGAATGTCTGATTGATTTGACTCTTCCAAGACCAAAGGATGATGATTTGTCTTGGACAGTGAAGGACAGGACAACAGGGAAATGGGTGGAGAGTGAAAAGCCACCATATATAACGGATGTAGACCAATATACAAAAGAGATTGTTGGTCAAATGAATTGACGGAGCAGAGCTGCTTCTTTTTTTGTGCTTAAAACGGGAGGTGAGAGGATAAATGGCAAGCAGAATACAGGGTATTACCGTGGAAATTGGTGGGGATACCACGAAACTTACAACAGCATTAAAAGGTGTGAACAGTGAAATCCGTAATACACAGTCACAGCTTAGGGATGTGGAGAAACTGCTGAAATTAGATCCGGGTAATACGGAACTCTTATCCCAGAAGCAGAGAATCTTAAATGAAGAGGTTCAGTCAACCAAGGAAAAACTGGAAGAATTAAAACGTGCCAGTGAACAGGCAAATGCTGCTTTGGAACAGGGAACGATTACCCAGTCACAGTATGATGCACTTCAAAGAGAAATCATTGCGACAGAGCAAGCATTGGAAGATTTGGAAGAACAGGCAGAGCAGTCTGCGGTGGCATTGCAGAAGATTTCTGCTACGGGTACAAAGTTTCAAGAGGTTGGCGGAAAGGTGGAAGGTGTTGGAAAATCACTTCTGCCTGTTTCGGCAGCACTTACCGGTGTGGGTGTGGCTGGGCTTAAAGTAGCCACAGATTTTGAAAAAGCCATGTCCGGTGTGCAGGCGATTACGGGAGCAACCGGAGCAGAATTTGAACAGCTTCGTGAGACTGCTATTAACCTTGGTGCGACAACTGCATTTTCTTCCGGAGAAGTTGCAGAGGCAATGACAGAGATGGCGAAAGCCGGATGGTCTACTACACAGATTATTGATGGTATGGCAGGTGTCTTGGATGCCACAGCAGCTTCCGGGGAAAGTCTTGGTACAGTATCTACCATTGTGGCAGATGCGATTACCGGATTTGGATTATCTGCAAAGGATTCCGCAAGAGTGGCGGACCTTATGACACAAGCGGCAAACTCCGGCACCATCGGGGTATCTGACTTGGGAGAATCCTATAAGTATGTGGCTCCTTTGGCTCAATCCATGGGGTTATCCATCGAAGATGTGACAACAGCATTATCCGCCATGTCTATGGCCGGTATCAAGGGTTCACAGGCAGGTACTTCTCTTAGAACTGTGCTTGCAAATATGGCAAAGCCTTCTGATACCGTAGCAAATGCAATGGAAGATTTAGGAATTGAGATTGCAAACGCAGATGGTTCTTTTAAGTCGTTGGATGAGATTATGACCATTATGCGAACCAGTTTCTCCGGGCTTACGGATGATCAGAAAGCCTATTATGCCACAGCACTTGCCGGTAAGGAAGGTATGTCCGGTCTGATTTCGCTTTTAAATCTCACACAGGAAGAGTATGATGCACTTTCTTCATCCATGAATAACTGTACCGGTGTTGCCGGAGAGACTGCAGCGGTTATGCAGGATAATTTACAGAGTAAGGTGGAACAGCTTGGCGGTGCACTGGAATCTCTGGCAATTAAGTTGTCTGAATATGTGATTCCATTTCTGACAGGGCTTGTGGAAAAGATTACGGCGGCGGTTGATGCGTTCACGAACATGAATCCTATTGTACAGAAGGCAGTTCTAGTAATTGGTGGAATCCTTGCTGTTGTAGGACCAATTTTGATTGTTATTGGTAAGCTGATTACTGCAGTGGGAACAATCATGACCGTGATTCCGAAACTTGCCGGTGCCATAAATGCAGTAAAGACAGCAGTTCTGGCTTTAAATACAACCATGCTTGCGAATCCAATATTCCTGATTATTGCAGCCATTACCGCACTGGTAGCGGCTTTT